TTCGCGTGTAGTGGGTACTAACGCCTATATCGGCTACTAGCAGATTGCTTGCGCCTACTTGAGTGACTGTTGGTCGTTGCACATCGCTCACTTCATAACCTGCTGGAATGGCTAGGACAACGCTTTCGATTAGTTGCTCGATGTTATCGAGCGATGCTGGATTACTTGAGTAAGTAACGCAGCAAGATATTGTGAAGTTGATCTTGCACCGGAATGTAGATGATCCGATTGTGTCGAATTCCAGATACGGTGAAGATGGAACTAGGACTACTGCTGGGACTGGAACATTCTCTGGCACATAAGAAAACACATTGGCTGAGACTGTTGAGAGTGCAGTAGCGAGTGGGCCACGAACGGCCGAAAGGATAGTTGAGGCTGGCATTATTGAGCGATCGTTCCTACATCGACCAGGCTGCCAAGCAAGCCTACGCAGCGATTGTAAAGTGAGCGGCCCATTCTGAATGGCGATGGGCTAAAGTCCACGCCTTCAATCTGTCCACCAGCTGCGGTGCGGCTCTGGAAGATTTCGACAGAGACCACTAATACGGCTGATTCTACTGCGCTGTTTCCGACATAAGTCGAAGCACCAGTAAGGGTAGCCAACCCTGAGGGGATAACATTCTTTGAGATGATGTCAGCATTTGTGATGGCTGCTGAGAATGAGTTGTCATCGAGCAAGTCTGTAGTGACTGTGCGAGTTCCGTTGAATGGACTGCCGCATCCTGAAATAACTATGGACTGGGATTCTCCGAAAGGATTTAATTGAACGGTCGAGAAGTATGCGATGTTATTGTTTAGAGATACCGCATCGATCGCTACTGAGTAAGTATTGAGCATTGGCAGAATAACTGATTCTGCTGAATCGATTATGTCTGATAAAACTGCGTCCGAATACAAAGAGGAAGAAACGCCAAGGGTTGATCGAAGCTCTGAAGCCGTGATAATAGTTGGCATTTCTTTCCTCTCGGTAAACGACTGGGGGAGCGATCGGGAGCAACCACTCCCCCATGATTAGTGTTTGCTTATGTAAGGTTGAAGCGGCGAATTCCTGCGCCGACCTTTGTGGCAATCGCATAATAGCCATATACCGCTACCTGTAGGCGACCATTAGCAAGTGTTTGAACTTGAATCTGAGTCTTTGGTGCTTCATAGAATGTAACTGCTTCTGGTACTACCAAGAATGCAGAATCATCAATGAGTGTTGTTGTTGACATGTGTGGATCAACATAAAGGTTTTGACCCATTACTGTTCCAGTCAAAGAATTGACTGAGACATTTCCTGGAGCATTTGCTGGCTGTGCAGCGATGAATAGCGGACGGTTTGTGGTGTCTTCCGCTGTGATGATTGTTTCCCACCATGCTGTGTTAGCGATGAGGTTCTTGGCGAACTTACCTGCTGCGAGATACGCTGCTGGAGTTTCCTTGGCGATGTACGCCTTTAGACCTGCGATTGTTGCAGCCTGTGTTGAAGCCTGTGTTCCGTCAGCTGCGAGTTTTGCTACGAGAGCGCGATCTGTTGCCTTAGCATACGCATAATTTAGCTCCTTGATGAGCTCGTCATAAAACGCAGGCTGGCTGCGGTCGAGGAGTTCCCAGCTAATATTTTGAACTCCGGCCGCTTTCTTAACATCTACTGTGATGTAAGTAGAAGCCATTTCAGTTCCGCCAAGTGCTTCACCTTCTGTTGAATCGCCATCGACTGTTGGAGCAGTTCCAAGCTTAGGAATTGTGAAAGACATTCCTGATGTTGGCAATACGCCGCGAGATACTGCATCTACGGCTGGACGGCCATCGATTGAAGTTGTGATGAACTCGTTTAGGTGTGGTGCAAGTGTTAAGCCTGTGTTTGTTGAAGTATCGTTTGTAGCCTTGACGATCATGCGTGCTTCGTCATCGCCCATTGATGCCTTGATGTTTGCCTCAAGGAACTGACCTGCTGTGAGGTTAGTGTTGATGCGTGGAGTTGCGTAGAATGCTGGCTTTGGAGCAGCAGCTTCTACTTTGGTCGCTTCTACCGCTTCAGTTACGGCAGGAGCTTCTGGAACGGTAGTGTCTGACACTTGTTCTCCTTCTGATTGTTGGGTTGCATCTGCTACTTCTTCCGAAGTTTCAGAATTATCTGTTGCAGCGACTTCAGCAACACGCGCTGAATCGATTGCTGGATCGGTGACGAGTGATGTCTCTACGATCGAGGATTTGCTGATTACCATTACGCCTTCTTGGTTATCCCAGGCATCGACCTTTACGCCGACTGAGAATCCATCACGCATGCCAGTTGATGCTTCGACTAGCGCATCATTTCCAGCATTTGTTTCAGCGATTTTGAATGTAGCAACGATGCCGGTATCTGTGACTTCGTGTGCGATCAATTTGCCGATTGGGCGAGTGCGATCATGCTCTAGTAACAGCTTGATGTTCTTGCTAAATTTGATTGAGTCAGATGCGAAGATAGTTGGACCAGCAGAAGTGTTGCCCTGCTCTCCCCAGGTAACTATCTGACCTGAGATTGTGCGCGATTGTGAATCTGCCGCTGTGAGTGTGATTGGGACTTCGATCTTCATCGGATTAAGTCTTCTTCCTCTTGGATTTGTTCAACGCTCATCGCGCCGATCGAGTTGAGTATCTGATAAACCTGAGCGCGTTCCAAAGGATTTCCGCGAAGGAAGTCATCTAGATCAAAGCGGATTTCAGAAGTTGATGGACAGATGTCCGGCAAAGATAGGCGGCTTTCGATTGCCGCAAGAATTGGGCGAAGCGAGAAGTCCACGAGAGAACGCCTTTCCGAAGTGGCGTTGGAGTAGGTCATCGATGTTGTCTCTGCTGAAAGGAAGTAAGCAGGAATGCCGGAAGCTCGTGCTACTTCCAACGCCACATATTGACGAGCCTCTACGAGCTGAAGGCTCTTAGGATCGAATCCGACTGATTGCATTTCGACATCCGCGTTTAAGAATGCTGTTGATCTAGTAGCGCGAGAATTACGCCATGCTTCAAGAAGTTTAGCGATGCGCTCTGAAGTTAAGTTTGTTCCGTTGCTCTTTAGAACCATTGATGGAACTGGCTCTTTAGCATATTGAAGCGCAGCCTTTTCTAGTTCGATTGCTGCAATAATTGTGCGTCCAGCGCGATTTAGTAAGCCTTCATCTGCGCCATCGAAGCGAATAACTGAACCAACTCCAGCGATAGGAGCAAGTCTGCCATCAACATCGTAACCTTCGATTTCATTCATCGCGATGTTATATCTTGGAGACACACGCTTTGGATCTATGCGAGTCCATGAACGAACGCGGCCATCCTCAGCATAAGCATCGAGGACTAATCCGAACCCAACGCCGTACAACCAAATATCTTCTGCAAGCCAGTTGTAAACTACAAATCCTGACACGCGTGGATCAGGTTGATTGATAACACGCAAAGGTTCGATGTGTGCGCCAGTGATCTTGTTGTATTGCTCAAGTGGAAGCGATCCGATTGTTCCGCAGATGATATTTCTTGCGCGAGCAACGGCAGGGACAGACATCGCGGATGCGCGATCGACTGTCGTTGGAGCATTTAGTAAGCCATAGACCGAAGTCGAAAGATTGAATGGCTGTAAAGAAGCTTCGACATCTGTTTGCTTTTCAGCGACAGGTGGAGCCCCTAGAAAAAATTCTTTTAGTCCCATTAGGGAGTATTGTACAGTATGTCCGATTTATCCAACTACAATATCGTACTCAGCCTCTCCGCGAGTCGCAAAGTGGCAGACCATCGCCATTGATACTGCTGCGCAGATTGTGGCGTTTGAGACTTTACGCCCTAAATACCATCCACCATCTTTGAATGGAAGTTTTACTGCTGAAAGAACTTGTCTTGTGAATTCGTCTTGATCTCCGTGGAATAAGCGCCCCGAAGTGATCGCGGAAAGCATTTCATCGCAAGCCTGACCATACAAAGCGCCATCGATAGGCGTAGTTGAAATACCTGCTGGCGATAGTAAAGCGGCAACAGCCCCGGATGTTTGGCGACTATAAGCAACGGTCTCAGTTTGGAATTTTCTGACCCAGTCTGCGACATCGTTTGCGATTTGTTTTGCATCGAGGTTGATTGGGTTTGTCCATGTTTGGAGTAGAACGACATTGATGTTATCCCCTTCTTGTTGAGCAGCAACGAGACTGCCTTCTTGCCTATTCGGACTTAGGTCGATTGCCATCCAAGTAAGAGCTTCTCGATCTAACTTCAAATCCTTCTTGATTCCAGCAGCCCAGTTACTTGGATTGATCGCTGGATTGACCACCGATACCCATTGGCAAAGAAGCTCTGTTCTGACGATAGATTCTTCATCCGACATAGCGGCTTCAAGGTTATCTAAACTGATCGTGTAGCCTGCCGATGGATTGGCTTGCATCCAGGCGTTTTTATCTCGAATGTTGCACCCTGGCTCGGCCGACCATTCGAACCATCCTATGCGATCATCTGCACCAGCAACCGCAGCTAGTCCTCTTTCGCGTAATCGATTGAGAACGATTGAATGTTGATCACCAGCATTAGAAAAGATCAAAGTTTGAGGATTAGGAGTAGCCATCTGGGTATATCGAAGCGATGACCAGACTTCATCATCGTGGAACTCTCGAACCTCATCCATGTAGATCGTGTCGGGTGCAGCAATACCGCGAGAGGCTGAGTTATTGGCTCGGACTAAGTAACGCCCACCGGATTTTAACTTGATTTCCTGCGAACCTTTAGATTCGTATTTCTTTCCGAAGTCATGTACCAGTTTGGCATGGCTTTGTATCGTGTCATCGATCTTCCAGAAGATTTCAGATGATGTGGTTAGTTTGTGAGCTGTGTGAACCTGTAACTTCTGCCCAAGTGCGAACATTCGCCATAAAATCATCAGCTGCATGAAGGTAGATTTACCATTCTGACGGCTAATAATCACCCCTACTTCCTTGAAGAACCACTTGTCATCTTCGGTGACTTTGCAGATTTCATGAGCCAGGAAGCATTGCCAGGGAAGTAAATTAAACCCGATTGAGGCACACCACTCGATGAAATCAATGCCGTATGAAGGCAAATCTGGGCTTTTAGTCCATATTCGAGGTTCTGTAACACCACGGTAAGCCGTTTGAGGCTGTTCTAAGCCTGTTTGAGCCTGATCAGGCATACTCACTCGGAATCGTCCTGATAGTGGCTAATTGAGCCGTTTTTCGGGTAAAAAGAACCAAGGGGGGTCATGGGTGTTTTAGGTTCATCAAAAAACCTACCCCCTTTGCGTAGATTGCATTGCTGGCACAACAA